GGATTTTGCGGAACAACACATTGCCAGGCAAAACTTTGAAGGCGCGGTTGTGGTGCTACATTCGGCAATGAAGCAATTGCTTTATGGCTTGCAGGGCAATGCCAAGGCGAGCGAAGAGGAGCAGGTCACGTTTGAGGGACATCCTGTCATTGAGCGTATAAAGCGAATCTGCGCAGATGTGCTGGATGTGAGCGTGAAAGACATAGAAGGCAAGCGGAAGACTCAATCAGTGGCATTAGCACGCCACTGTGCAGTGTACTATTCTCGTGAAGCTGGATTGGGTGTGGAAGAAGTGGCAAAGCACTTTAATCGGACGCATAGTAGTGTGTCACATACCTGCACAAAAATTGAAGACTTGCTTGAATGCGACCGGGAGATGGGTGCAATCATTAAATTGGTGGGGAAAAAAATCCGTGGGAAAGAGTGATGGAAAGGGGAGAGAAGATAACCTTGAGGGTGCAGAAACGAACCCCTTCACTGAACACTTTGCTTGGAATGAATCGATGGGCAAGAGTCAAGGAGAAGCGAGAAATGCAAAAGGAAGCGATGATCGCCATCGAGTCCGCATTATCTCAAAGCGCGTCAGGATCTGCGACCCGGACAACCTTGTTGGGGGCGTCAAGTACCTTGTCGATTCGCTCCGGGCTGCGGACATTATTCCAGAAGATGACCCTAAAGCGATCACCCTCGAAGTCAGTCAGGAAAAAGTCAAAACCTACAAGGAAGAAGAGACGTGGGTAGAGGTGAGCGTTCATGAGTGAGTTTAAAACTAGCCTAGACATTGGAAAAATACGTGAACTCATGCTTGTAGACTTTTTCCGCGGTCAAGGACACAAGCCCATACCCATACCGGGTAAGTTCACAGGCTTTGATTTCTTCCTGGCAAACACCAAGGAGGGATACGAGGTCAAGCAAGATTGGAAGGCGCATTATAGTGGCAACCTGGTGGTGGAAATTGAGATGTATGGGAAACCATCCGGACTCATGGGAACAACCGCAGATTGGTGGATCTTTGACACAAAAACGGAGTTTATATTTATTACTCCAAGGAAGTTAAAAGACTTAATTGTGGAGAAGAATCCACCACTGCGGATCTTCACCGGGAAGGGTGATACCCAGCCCAAAAAGGCATACTTAATACCCGTAGAAACCATAAAAAAATACGCATCTCGTACTCTTACACGAGATCAAATAATACAAAGAAATACATATAAGCACGCATGACATTACTTAATAAAATAATGAATAAAATAATATTTACCGCAATGTTTATCGCCGCAACCTTGACCTGGATGTGGATGATTTTTGCATGGTTAGTGGCAATAATAGGAGGATAAAAATGACAACAGAAAAACAAGATTTACGGGTTAAAATTAACGAAGAAACACACAAGCTACTTGATGCCTATTGTGAGCAGTCAGGTACAACTAAAGGGCAAGTTATTACTGACCTGATTTGGGGCAGTATTCCCAAACGCCTCGCGTGCGCGGGGGTATTTCTATCGAAATACCTTGGTATTAGTAATGTTAGCTTGCATGACCCTGCCAAGGTCAAAACCAAGAAGCAAGGAAAGCGATTATTACCAGATGATTTCTTGCCAGATCAAATCATTGCAGAAGAAGCAGGCATTGATTATGATGGTGCATTGGAAGCATTCAAAGATTGGGCAAATGCAGGAGGTAAAAAATATCTTGATTGGGATGCCTGTTTTCGCACTGCTTGCAAATCATGGTTGAAAGAAAGATTTCCACATCTTCGCAGAGTTTCATCCAGCATTTCAACGCAAGGCTTGAATTTTGATATCACAGAAGTACACCCAGACGAGTGATTGATTACGAATTAGCAGAGCAAGCAGTTCTCTCTTCCATGCTGCATGATGAGAGCGGACTTGCAACCGCACAAGCAGGTGAAGCGTTAACCAAGGATGACTTTTCTAGCATGGATCGTGGAACGATATTTGAAACATGCCTGCGCCTTTCTCCCTGCAATGAGATTGATTTAATCATTGAACATGCACACTTGAAAGATGAGATCCTTTTTCTTAGCGAGAAGTATGGTGGTGGTAGCATTGAAAGATACATTGAATATTTGATTGAGTACCGCAACACGAGGGCCGTGGAAACGGCACTTTATCATGCGAATGATGATTTAAAAGCGAGCAAGCCAGCAGAAGAGATTAGTCAAAGCTTTGTTAACCGGGTAGCAAAATCACTTTCTCAAAGAAAAGGTGTGGTTGCATGTGGTGCTGCAAGCAAGCAAGCATACGCTGAGTTTCTCGAAGTAGATGCAGGTGGTACACAAGCAATCCCAACAGGCTTGGAAAAGCTTGATGCTATTCTTGGCGGTGGATTCAAGAAAGGTAGTTTGTACGTCCTTGCAGCAAGACCAGGAGTAGGGAAGTCTGCATTAGCAATACAAATGACATACGAAACTGCAAAGCGTGGATTGCGTGCTTCTTATGCAAGCTTGGAAATGTCATCATCTGAGTGTGCCGGAAGATTACTTTCCAATGCAAGCGGAGTACGCAAACCTACAGGCAAGGGATTTCTCAATGCCGGACATAAGCAAAAACTAGAGACTCAAGTGCAAGCAATGCAAGGTTGGCCAATTACTTTCAAAGATGATAACCAGGCAACCATGCAAAGTATTGAAGCTTTCATTGCTAAGCAAAGACTTGAAGGTGAGCTTGGTTTAATCGTTGTCGATTACTTGCAACTGCTTTCTTCTCCTGGGCATGACTCACGAGTGCAAGAGGTGAGTGCAATCTCACGAGCGCTAAAAAGTATGGCTATGATGTATGAAGTTCCCGTGCTTGCCTTGAGTCAGTTAAATCGTGCGCTAGAATCTCAAAACAGAAATCCCATGCTCTCAGACTTGCGTGAGTCAGGAAGTATAGAACAAGATGCAGATTGCGTGTTACTCATGCACAGAGAAAAAGAAGTAGATCCAACCAATGATGATATCATTTGTAATGTTGCAAAGAATAGGAATGGTGAGGTTCGTGCAACCAAACTAACCTTTACCAAGCCAACCGGGCGTTTCTCAACACGAGTTGATGCCCGGTTGCATGATAAGAAACCATTTTAGACTACAAACGACTTATGATGTATCTCATAGTATGCGTTTAAAGCCTCCCGTAGCTACCTATTAGGCGTTTTGATAGAAAAAGAAGGTGTATACCCATGTAAGGGTATGAAAACGCTTTCTCGTTAAGCTATAGGGTAAAGCTTGCGTGTCTCTCTTTCTTTAAGCCACGTACAACTATGGCATCGGAAGGTACAGAATCAAAGTCAGGATAATCCCATCTCATTGTCTTACCTGTACTCAATCGCACTAAATTTACTTTTAACTTTCTCATGCCATCAAGAAAAACAGATTTACCTTTTATGCTCACTGACTTTGGGTAATGATAAATAAGTTGCGGTCTTGGTTTCTCTCTTGCTTTACTACTCCAACCACCTGCACCAAATCGATTGTTTTTACCTTGTGGGAACTCTAAATAAACTGCTAAGAAATTACCACGCAGTTTCTCTTCATTGTTGTCTTGTTTGTTCATAGTCCTTCCGTCACATTTCTCTCTAATGATTCTGCAAAACCAGGCATGAAATCGTTTTGACTTGGATAGTTGCTCATTACCTTGCAAACATAATCATATCCGCGCTCTTTCTGCTCTTTGAAATTGAGATCATTCCATCCCTTGGTCGCTTCAAGTTTCTTATTCTTTGCGATCTGTTTTTTCTCTTCATCCGTATAATCAGATTCTACTTTATCGATGTGCAATGAAGTTTCATCGTACATGTATTCAAAGCCTCTAGAAAGTGCAAGGTAGATCAAGTCTGATACCTTTCTCTTATCACCCTTGGCAATGCGTTTAATCATGCAATGTTGTTCATCTGTTAATTTAATATTTATAGTTTTCATTTTTGTAGTATGTTTTGAGTCATTGTCTTGTTTGCTCATGCTGTTTCCACTCTGTCCAAGATTGCACGCAAGTTGTCTCTTTCGAGATCCGCGCCACTATCGCCCTCCATGATTAATGTACTAAGCAATTTCTCAAACAGCTTGCACTGCTGCAACAACTCTGGCGCTGCTGCAATTAACCGCGCATTTGCCTTATCTTTTCCTGTGCCAATTACTTGGATTCCTTTATTAGTATTTTCTCCAAACCAAACAACTTGCGTTGCGCTTAATCCTATACCTACAGATGCATTTTCCCATGGCCCTGGTGTGTGTGTTACTTGTTTCTCGCTCATAATTATATCCTTGTTTGTAATGTATTTGTAAAGTCAGGCGCTTTGCTTGTATCAATTTCAGCAATTCTAAAACGATCAAACCCGTTTCTCTTTGCCCATGCTCTCGCTTTCTCAAAATTGCGTTTGTCGTTTGTAATGATTTCTTGCATCCAATCCGGATCTCCCTTTTTGATGCCCCAGAGTATTGATTCTTTCATAATTATTTAAGTTGTAATTGTAATTGTTTTGCTTGTTTCTCCCTGCATGCTACTTGCATGCATGCCCCCGGTTTACGGGGCAATGCCCCACGCTTTGCACGCTCCCTATCCTCTCTTTGTTTCCTTGCTTTCTCGCCAATCGCAATCAAGCGATCCACGGCGATTGGAAAGAGTTTTGCTGCGTGGTGTGTCATGCTTGTTTCTCCTTCAATTCTCGAATTAATCTGGTGAACGCTATTTTCGTGCGAATTGCCAAGATTTTCTCATGGTTAAAGGCTAAAACAATTTGCTGTTTAGTGTATCGTTTCATGTTTAATTTCCTTTGATTTTAAGTATTGATTTGATCGCTAACCATGCCCCAATAATGGCATAGGGTAGCAGAATAATTAGGCTAATATCGTAATGCATGATTAGGCTATTTGAGTGCGAGTTGATACCCCTTGATCATTGCATTGATTTGCTCGAATAATTCGCGTCTAGTCGTTCGATCAAGAACAACACTAATGCCTCCACCTTTAGCCATGACATCCAAGCGAAATCCACCATAGGCAGAATCGAGCATGAAATGACCAGGACATGGAATACATTGACCATGAACCCCCTTGATAAGCTTGCCAGACCCATCCTCTTTATAGGGAGTCAATGGCCTACCTAGCAGAACGTTCAAGGTGTGGATTTTATCGTCAAGTAATTTTGATGTCACCCTCATGCTTCTACCCCCCTTAAATCAGCATGGATTTTCTTCCATTCACCAGCAGAATTTGTGTCCTCAAGATATCTCGGCACTAGGTCAATCAGTTCAACCATTCTGCCGGAATCTATTAGCCAGATACTAGCAGATATTTTTACCGCAATTTGGCAACGAAGCCAGCGTTTGAAGTCGTAAGACCGAATTATTAATTCATTCATATTTTTTAGTGTTTTGTTTTGAGCTATTACCTAGCTCTGGATTATAGCATTAAGTGCTATGGTCTACATCAAACGACATTCAAATACACTTGTCAACTATATCCGAAAAAAGATTTTCCCGTTAACCTAGAAACCCAGATAAACACTGGGCAAGAAAATTTAAAAAAAAGTTTACAGAAAATCCGGCTAAAACAATTTAAAGCGAATTAAGGTGAAATCCATACCCTATCCATACCAAGCCATAGACTACCCTAATTATCCCCCTAGCTATCAACTTAACCCCCAGACTACAAACAAGGCTAATCCCCTAGCTACACCATACCATTCCCTTGTAAGCTTCCCCCTCTACTACTCAACCCTACCTCTATAGCCAATTAACCCCATATTCCTTTCTTTCTTTCTCATTCCTCCTTTGAATCTTTCGTGTGCGCGCACACCTACACGTGTGCGCGCACACGAGGATGACGAAAAAGGTAGGCAAATTCTTTCTCAAAATTTACCCCAAAATTTACATCAAATCCATGCCAAAATCCCCCCTTACAATCCCCCCAAAATCCATGCAACTTTGTCTCGATTCGAGACCATGAATCATGCCCCAAATCCATGCCAAAATGTACCCCAGAAACCATGCCGGTATTGTCTCGAATCGAGACCATGAATGATGGGGAATCATGGTAAGTAATCCATGCCAGATATGGGGTGAGAAAGCATGGTATAAACGGGGCATGAACCATGCCGGATTTAGGGTATGAAAGCATGGTAAGAATGGGGTAAGAAGCATGCCAATAATGGGGTAAGAAGCATGGTAAGAATGGGGCATGAAGCATGGTGTAGCGTTAAGACATTTCTGCTCCCAACTGGCTTTTTGCATTACACTTGTAAAGCAGATCAACGCTGACCTTCAAGCAGTTGCGTAATTTTGCCAGAATCATGCCATTTTTGCCCCCCATATATAGTAGAACCATGCCCCAAAATCTGGAAGCCCAGTATTCATGCGGTATGGTTTGTCACTAATATACACAAACCATGTGCATTACACCTGTAAAGCAAGCACGATGTGACCATGAGGGGGGGGAGGGGGCTGCCCGGCTCGTTTCGCGTTTTATATATATATCTTCACCCCCCCCGTAACTTTTTTTGCACTAATGTCCCCAGAATGGGGAGCGTGTGTGCGCATGGTTACGCTAGGGTGGTACGCTATCCCGTACGCATGTTTGACGCTTCCATACCCCCACACCCCCCACACAGCATGGCCTCGTTTCCGAGGGTATGTGTTTGTAGTCTAATTGCACCACACGCAGGATATTCTACTGCGTTACTGTGTTACTGTGTTACCTGGTAAGGTAGGAAAAAGAGGTGCTTGGCTTTTATGTGGTTACCAAGCAGGTGATGTCATTAACCAGGGAAAGAAATAGAAACCCCGCCACAATACCTGCATACAACAAGAAAAGATTACATATCTAATGGTTTATAGATTTTATATCCTGCATGAATAATAACTTCTTTGCACAGATCCTTGAATTCTTCATCGGTCATCATCCCTTTTGCTTGGTTTGCTTCCGGGCAGAGTATTTGAAGATTGGAAAGTGAGTTATCTCCACCGCGTGAGTGTGGCATGATATGATCATATTCATAGGTCTGTGGCTCATTAAATTTGAGTGGTCTACCAGTGAGCGCGCACGAGAATTGATCTCCATACTTTTTGTATACATCTTTATAGTTAAATGCCATCTTACGTTGAAAGGTGTGTGCTTTGGTGGAAATGGATTTTGATATTTGCCTTGGTGTTGGATTGAGATACCAGAGGGGAGTGGGAGTTTTACGAGTGGTTGGATTCTTAAAGGTATAGATTTTGTTTTGTATCCTTTTATAATGTACTGGCATGTTTGCATTATTTTGCTTTGCAAGCATACGAGTTCTTTTACGTAATGCGTAGGATACAGTTGAGCGTGAACAGTTGAGTACCTTTATGATTTGTGTGTATGTGAGTTGCTTTTGCCGGAGGGCAATAATCTTCTTATGCAGAGGAGTCATTGGGAGTAATATCCGTGACTTTATCCTTGGATGCTTGGGTGGGTTGTTTTTTCACTTCTTTAGTTGCACCCTTGAGGATTGAGCGTACCTGGTCAGGAGACATGTCAGATGCACCGAGTGTTACATTTGCAGATGCGGTGATGTTTGATGGTCTTCCTGATACTGTCAGGAACTTATCCATGAGTACTGCCACGGCATAGGCAAGGTTTTGTGGTGGTATCTCGTCTAATTTGCTGTGTAGGGTATTTAGGGAGTCTGCCACCATCGTGGAGAGCTTGGAGTTTACTTGGTTAAGGAACTCCTGTTCTGTCATGTCTAAGCGATAGCGTAGGAAGTTGGCAATGGACTGACGAAGTTCTGGATCTTGTTGC